AGAACAAAGGAAGAAATAGACGATATTATACAGTTTTTTGACTTAAAAGGCGGAGTAGTTCCTTTTTTGTTTACTATACCGGACTCCAATTCCGGAGGCGAAAAAACAGTAAAAGTAGTCTGTCCAGACTATTCACAAACTTATAGCTATGATGAATACTATAGCTGTAGTGCAACTTTCAGAAGAGTATATGAATAATGAGTGATATAATTGCAAGCGACGTACAAGGGCACTATATTGATAGTGCGCTTATTAGCCTTTTTGAAATAGAAGTACAAGGTACTTATGTATTTTTTCATTCAGGTCTTGACGAAACTTTAGAAGAGGTAAAGTTCGTATCGCGAGATACGACCGCTATTAATACGTATCAAGCATTACCAATAGTTATAGATGGTATAGAAATTCAGGCAGATGGCGCACAAAGCCGCCCTTCTATAACAATGGCAAATGTCACTTCTGTATTTAGAGACGCCTTAGGCGGCTTAAGAAATGATGACCTAATTGGGAAAACCATAGTATGCCGCCAAACTTTTCGAAAATTCCTAGTAGGGGGCTCAGAAGAGAATACTGTAGGAAATGAGCCAAATGAATTCCCTGTTAGAGAATACATTATTGATAGAATTGCTCAAGAAACAAAACTTTTAGTTAGATTTGAACTTGCGTCGCCTTTTGACCTAGAAGGTATTCAACTACCTCGTAGAGTAATCGTAGGTAAGTACTGTAGTTGGGCTTATCAAGGGTATTATTCAGAAACTAGTTATGGAGCCTGTACATGGAAGAGGGATGGAAAGACAGAAATTGTAGGTGCGAATAATAATCTATATACTAATTATTTCTATTTTAATGAAGATAATCAACCATTAATATCAGAAACATGGGCGGCGGATGAGAACAACATACTCGCATGGTCTTCAGCTACAACATATACTCCCAGAAGTTATGTTAAGCACTCAGGAAGCTACTGGCTTAGCCTTGCAGAAGACAATATAAATGAGGAGCCTTCTAGTTCTTCGGTTTATTGGAGACAGAGTTTCAGTTATACGCCATTTGCAGCAGGCACGTCTTACTCTAAAAATGATTATGTAATATACGGAGAAGCTGGCTTAGAGACAGTATGGAGATGTTTCGTTGCACATACAGGAACAGAAGATTACCCACCAGTAGCTAAGTCAAAGTACTGGACACGGGGCGATGTTTGTAGTAAAGCTTTAGCTGGCTGTAAAGCAAGATTTCAAGCAGTTCCTGTAGATGAAGTGTCCTCAAACTCTCCACCAAGCGGGTATACCAATACATCACACGCTATGCCTTTTGGAGCTTTTCCAGGGAGCGCAAGATTCAAGTGATAGAATTTTTAGAAGAGATAGAACAGCATTTTAGTAAGTGGTATCCAAAAGAGGGTTGTGGAGTACTTGGAGTTATAAAGGGACAGTTAAAGTGGTTTCCCTGCGATAATGTTGCTACAGGTACAGAGGACTTTATTATTGATTCAAAGCAATATATTGCAATCTCCCAAAAATGCGATATAGTGGGAATAGTTCATAGCCACCCAGACGCAAGCCCAGAACCAAGTCCCTTAGATAGAAACTATTGTAACACATTAGGAATTCCTTATTATATATTCAGTTATCCAGAAATGGAACTATTTAAGTTAGACCCCGTCAGAGAAACAAAAGCACTATACGGTCGAGAGTATAAATTCGGAGTCAATGACTGCTTAGAGGCAGGAATAGACTATTATGCCTCAAAAGGAATAGAACTACCAAAACGTGCATTATTCGAAGATGATTGGTGGGAAAAGGGATTAGATTATTTTACAGAAGATTACATAAAAACCTGGGGGTTTTATAAGGTAGAAGGAAACATGAAGCCTGGCGACTTATTAATTTTCAAAGTAATGGCAAATGTAGGAAATCATTGTGGTGTGTACTTGGGGGAGGATTTATTTTTCCACCATGCCGTAAATAGAATATCATGTAGAGAGAATCTTTACCCTTTCTGGGGTAAATACATATTTGGAGTATATCGTTATGCAACGTAAAGTTTACTTAGTTGGAGAGCTAGGCGAAAAGTTTGGCAGTAGTTTTACTGTACATGCCTCCAGCTATAGCGAGGTTTTTAAGTGCTTAGAGGCAAACCACCCTACCTTTAAAAAGTACTTATTAGACTCACAAGAAAAAGGGGTAGGATTTACTGTCGAAACCGCAGGCAAGTTTGTGCAAGAAGATAGAGAGCTACTCTTACCTCTTAACACAGGAGATATTACGATAGCAGCACTCCCTGCGGGGTCAAAAAGTGGGGGTATGAAGATATTTGCGGCAATGGCACTATTTTTTATACTTGGACCGATGGCTGCACAAGCTGCTGCTGCTTCAGGTGCAGCAACAACAGCCGCCTCTCTCACGGCAGCTGCGGGAGTAGGGGGCGCAAGTGTCACTGTAGGCACCTTCATGGGCCTAACTGCGGCACAAATAACCACAGCAGTAGGTACAATGTCATTAAATTTAGCATTAACCGGACTTCAACAATTAATGGCTCCAGACCCTTCAGTAGATGCAGCGTCTCCAACTAATTATTTATTTAATGGAGCCCAGCAAAATGTTGTAGATGGAGACCCTATTCCTTTATTATATGGCGAGTTAATAGTACCAGGACGGCCCATCTCACTAGAAATATCCCAAAATACTCATGGCAGTAACAATGTATTTACTGACTGGGCTGGCAATGTTGTCACTGGCGGCGGCGGTGGTACCATGCCATTGTTCCCCCCCCCTACGACCCCATACAAAATAGCAGATTTCGAAGACTAAGGAGAAATAATAAAAATGATATACAGTTCGCTTATAAAGAATTTTATACGCCCAAAGTCTGAAACAGGCTTTGAAAAGGGAGTAGGCTCTCAGGCCCAGAATATATCAATTACTGATATTATTTCAGAAGGCCCCATCTATGGGCTAGTAGATAGCACCGCCTCTGTATATCTTGGAGGAGCAAGAGCAGAGAGTACAACAATTGCCGCACAATCTGTGTCGCGCGGTACTCTACGAATTAAGCTTACACAAGGCTCACACATAGCTTTAATTTCAAATGGTACAATACATAGGGGCGCCTATGTGGCTGACCTGAATAATCCAACTCAGAGATACTTAATTCTTAGAAACGGCTATGGGTCAACTACAGTGTCTTGCAGCCAAGGCGTTCCCTTGCAGTCGAATGTACGAGCCATTAATCTAGTTAGTACTGTTAATTTCTTTACCGATGACATGATTACAAATCCGCAGGATTTAATCGACACAAATTTTAAAGTCACCCCTGCGCGATTGATAGGTAGTGAAAATGATGGACTACCTATTGAGGGTATTATATATGCTAGAGCAGATGGCACCCATGCATCCTTTCAAATAGGCTCCGGCGGCGTTTCAACAGACTTAGTGGCTTTGCAAGGAACCTATACCTTAGTAGTAGATAGGATAGTTGAAATTAATACTATATATTATAGTGGTTATGGACTGACGTTAAAAACAGCCTGGCTTGATGATACTGCCTCTTATGCTTTTGATATAACCTCATCTTTTGCAACAACTATTAATCAAGGTGATGTACTATGGCCCGGCAATAGAATCGGTAGTCAGTTCACTGGATTCACAGCGCAGTTTAGAACAGGAACGTTACTTCAGCCCCCTTTTACAGGCGAGGGCGGAGAGGGGTCTTCTGCGATAAGTCATACACC